CCAATTTTAGAGTGACCATTGGCATGTTTTATAATGCCAAATTGAGGGGGCCTTTGGTGACCCCCTCAATGGCTTATGGACACTACCTATTTAAATGTTGTATTACGCTTTAGCCATTCTTGCAGTTGGTAAAGATCCACCCTGCACCCAAAGTCGTAATCTTAGGCGAATACACCTTATTAACTTTGATGAACTCACCCTGCCTGTCATCATCTCTCCAACGGGCGACCTTTTGCTGTTGTGACACAAAAGTCCGACCAAGGGTTAAAGGATGTCCAGGCTCAACATACGCACAAACTGCATTATCACTGATAACATAACCATAACTCGCTGTAACACCCTCGTCAGACGAATTATAAAGCGCATCAGCGTAAATAACTCTCATCTTCCGAAGAGTTTCAGGAAGTGCATCACCAGTAACAAGTTTATCACTACGGTACTTCAGGATTTCCATCACCTTATCATCCTGCGCCACAGCCTCAGCAACCTCTGTATTGAAAGCGATCAAATTCGGCCTTTTCCCAATAGAAAGAGAAATTCCCTTAATCGCAGTAGAAAGATCGCCCAGGATATCAGGGTTCGTCCCATCAACCCACGCAGTCGTAGCAGTTAAAACAGATCGATAACCAGCCTGATTAAGACCAGAAGTACCAGTAACCAAAATCCAAATGTCCAATTCCTCAGACAGAAGAATTTTTTCAGTCAAGAACTCAGTCGTGTCCATCTTCGGCTTAACAGGCGCATCAGCGTACTGCATTGCTCGATCGGTCACGATGTCTTTAATGGCTCGTTCATAACAAGTGTAAGTACCCTCGTTGTAAGCCATGGACACTTCTTCAGTGAGGGCACCATCTGCCTTCTTAGGCGCACCCTTGAAGAATCCAGTTCTTTCATAAACACGATACTTGCCAGTTTCTTTTTGAACACCCATCTCAGGAAGGAAAAGTTTACCAACAAATTCGCTATTGGTGTACTTTACGGACAAGCCAGTAAGCACACTATCATCATGGATATAACCTTTATTTACACTATACATTGCTGGCTCCTCCTATTAAGACATTGCAACGACACCGGGCCAGCCACAAATAACTGGAACCAGTTCGCCTGCTGCGTCTGCGGTGTCAAGGGCGATTCCTACGCTACCATACAGGGTCGTCCCATCTGCGTAAGCCTTTCCCTCAATTGAGCCAGCGGTAGCATTAGATGCAATCGCTACCTGACCACGAGTAATACCCGCTGAATCAGAAATCAACAGTTTAATCGGGCCAAAAACAAGACAAGCCACTAAATCATTTGCACTGGCATCATCCAGAGCAACCCCAAGAACCGGAGTAGTGGCAGTTGTGGTGTGTTTCACCACCTGAGGATAGTTAGTTCCAAGTTCAAGAATCATGTTCTTGGAAATAGCTGCCTCAGCGACGAAGGAGACGATCCACCCATTCAGAACGTCACCCTTCGAAAATTCAGGATTCTGCTGAGCCATAATTACGTCTCCTTAGATTTTCTTTTCCATAGAGAGTTTCAGCACCATCTCACTATAACTGATGCCTTCCTTCTCTGCCAATTGCTGGATTTTCTCAGCGGTGTATTCGCCTTGCGTATTATCACCGTGTTCACTATCCTCGCCCATACTTACCTTAAACTCGTCAGGAATCGACTCAATAATCTTAGTAATAACACCCTTAAGATCAATCTCGACATCCTTCTTCTCATCGCCTTCACCCTCTGAAAGGGTAACAACGGTTTCACCAGAACCCGCAACCAGAACATCCTTGACTACTGCAACAGTAGCAGGCCAGATGCCCTTATCGCTAAGTTCTTTGCAAAAAACTTCGATATTCGTCTGTCGAAGCTCTTCCTGATGACTCTTGATAATAGCGTCCTTGGCTTCCCGATCTTTAATCGAATTTTCAAGGGACTCCGCAAGACTCCTCTTCTCTTCCTCAAGGACTTTCTTCTCTTCCTCAATAGAAGCAAGTGCAGTCTTGACTTCCTCAAGAGCCTTCTTTTCGTCTTCG